GATAAGCAAAGAGAAGCTTTATCAAACTCTTCAAGCTCAAAAATGAAAAGTAGTCCATATAAGATGATGCCAAAAAGCCCAGCTATGAAAGCTTTAATTGGTAATCAAAAAAATTTACCTGACGCTTTAAAACAAAAAATCTTAAATTCAAAAGGATAATATTATGGCTTATATTCAAAACTCCCCGTTTAAAAAAAGCGGGGCTTGGGCCAGAAAAGAAGGCCAATCAGAAACTGGAGGGCTTAACCAAAAGGGTGTTGATGCTTACAGAAGAGAAAACCCGGGGTCTAAATTAAAAACAGCAGTAACAACTAAACCTTCCAAATTAAAACCGGGTAGCAAAGCCGCTAAGCGTAGAAAATCATTTTGCGCTAGAATGAGTGGTGTAAAAGGTCCAATGAAAAAACCAAACGGTAAACCAACAAGAAAGGCTTTAGCGTTAAGAAAATGGAATTGCTAATGGAGATAAAAGGATTAGGGGATACCATAGAAAAATTTACAAAAGCAACTGGAATAAAAAAGCTAGCCGATAAAATCCCTGGCGGGTGCGGTTGTAATAAAAGAAAAGAAAAGTTAAATAAAATGTTTCCATACAAATGAAAAAAATTTGGGAATGGCTTACCGGTAATGTTATAAAAGAAGTTGGTGATGTCATTGATAAATTAACCACAACTAAAGAAGAAAAATTAGAAGCTCAGCGGTTAATAACTGAGATTCTTGAAAAAGCAGATAAAGAAGCACAAGAGCAAGTAACAGCAAGATGGCAAGCGGATATGAATTCAGATTCGTTTTTATCTAAAAACATAAGGCCCATGGTTCTTATATATTTAACTGTTATCTTTACAGCACTATGTTTTTTTGATGGCAATATAGGAGAGTTTAAAATAGCAGAAGACTATATACCAATTTTTCAATCTTTATTAATAACAGTTTACGGGGCGTATTTTGTTGGGCGTACCTGGGAAAAAGCAAAAAAATCCAGCAATAACAATTAAATTAAATAAAATGAGTAAAGTAAAAGATTTAGTATCAAAAATAGAAAACGACGAATTATCAGATTTGCAAGAGCTTGTAAAAAACATTAACCAATACCAATTACAAATTGGTGGTTTTGAAGCACAGAAGCATGACTTATTACATCAATTAGTTGGTATTAAGCAAAGCTTAAATGACTTACAAAAAAACCTTGAGGATAAATACGGGAATGTTTCTATAGATATCCAAAGCGGGGAAATCAAAGAAAATGACTCTCCTAAGAAAGATTAGTATAGGTAAAGACTATAAAAATGACGCCATGCACTACTCTGTTGGACAGGAAGTGTATGGTGGTCATACTATAGTTAACATTATAGAGGAAGAAGAAAAGTACTCTGTCTATATACAAAAAGGCAATGATGTTATACCCTGGAAAGATTTTAATAAAAATATGGCAATAGCCATTGAATATAATATTGAATACTAATGAATGGGGTTTTTGATTTTATTATAAAACCAGTTAGCAAAAGATACAATAATTCTAAAACAATTGATAATACAGAGCTAATATTAAATACCGATTTACAGGATCATAATTTTGTTTCAAGGATAGGTGTTGTAATGGGTTTACCTATAAATAACCAAACAGGTATATGCTTAGGCGATGAAGTTATTGTGCATCATAATGTTTTTAGAAGATACAGAGATATTAGAGGTATTGAAAAAAATAGCAGAAGCTATTATAAAGATGATTTATATTTTGTAAATGAAATGCAAATATACGCTTATAAGCATATAATTAAATGGATACCATTAACGGGATATAACTTCGTTGCCCCTATAAAAGAAGACAAAATGTTTTCTATTGATTTTGAAAAACCTTTAAAAGGCATATTGAAATATAAAGATCCAGCTTTAAAAAGTATAGAGCCTGGGGATATAGTCGGTTTCCGACCTGGTATGGAATATGAGTTTATTATTAATAAACAAAAATTGTATCGCATACCAACCAATCAAATTACAATTAAATATGAATATCAAGGAAACGAAGAAGAATATAATCCAAGCTGGGCATAAAGCAGTTGAAGAATTAATTAAAGTAGCTAAAGAGGCTATAGTCGATTCAGATGATGATATATCTGCTGACAGGCTTAAGAACGCAGCTGCTACAAAAAAGTTAGCTATATTTGACGCTTTCGAGATATTATCTCGTATACAAGATGAAGAAGCTATATTAGAAAATAAACCTAAAGAAGAAGAGAAAGCAAAAACTTTTTCAGGGTTTGCAGAAAGAAGATCTAAATAATGTACGAGCAAAATTTATATAGAGTAGATACTCCTATAAAAGCTAATACAATAGCTAGATTAAATAAATCAAAAAAGTGGAAGTACGGTTATAACAAAGAACACGATGTTGTAGTTATAAGTAAGACTGGGCAAATCGGTGAAATATATAATATTCAAAATTTAAGAATTGCATTACCAAAAACTCCCGCTAAAATAGACAAGTCACAGGATAAATGGGCTGCAGATGAGTACCCTAGCGAATTAAAAAGAATACAAAGCGTTTTTGATTGGCGAGAATATCCGGAAGACTTCAAAGAAAAATGGGAACCATATATAGATGAACAATTCAAACGCAGAGAAGAAGGCCATTGGTTCAATAATAAAGGCATGGCTACTTACATTACTGGCACTCACTTTATGTACTTGCAGTGGAGCAAGATTGACGTTGGGAAGCCAGACTTTAGGGAAGCAAACAGACTATTCTTTATATTCTGGGAAGCTAGTAAAGCAGACCCACGATGTTATGGAATGTGCTATCTTAAAAACCGTCGTTCAGGATTTTCATTTATGTCTTCAGCAGAAACCGTTAACCTGGCGACAATTACGTCAGATGCACGGTATGGTATCTTGTCTAAGTCTGGAGCGGATGCTAAGAAAATGTTCACAGACAAGGTTGTACCAATATCCGTCAACTACCCGTTCTTTTTCAAGCCAATCCAGGACGGTATGGACAGACCCAAAACCGAACTTGCCTATAGAATACCAGCCAGTAGACTCACTAGAAAATCCATACAAAATAAACAAGACCAGGAATTATTGGAGGGGCTCGACACCACAATCGACTGGAAGAACACAGGCGACAACTCATATGATGGAGAGAAACTTAAACTCCTCGTCCACGATGAATCGGGTAAATGGGAAAGGCCGGACAACATCCTCAACAACTGGAGGGTTACGAAAACAACATTAAGGTTAGGTAGTAGAGTTATAGGTAAATGTATGATGGGGTCGACATCTAACGCTTTAGATAAGGGAGGTGAAAACTTTAAAAAACTTTACAATGACTCGGACGTTACAAAAAGAAACCGCAATGGACAAACTAAGTCAGGATTATATTCTTTGTTCATTCCTATGGAATGGAATTACGAAGGATTCATTGACAATTATGGAATGCCTATATTCGAAGACCCACCAGCAGATTGCGTTGGCCCACACGGAGACGCTATCGAAGTCGGGGTTATTGAACATTGGAACAATGAGGTAGAAGGATTAAGAGGCGACCAGGATGCTTTAAATGAGTTTTATAGGCAGTTTCCGCGCACAGAAGAGCATGCGTTTAGAGATGAAACTAAAAATAGTATATTTAATTTAGTAAAAATATACGAGCAAATAGATTATAACGAAGATCTGTCAAGCACTAATGTAGTAAATATTGGTAGCTTTTCGTGGGAAAATGGAATAAAAGATACTAAGGTTAAATTTACACCAAACCCTAACGGTAGGTTTAAAATAACTTGGGTCCCTAATTATGAATTGCAAAATAAGCAATACACAAAAAACGGTTTTAAATTTCCAGGGAATGAACATATTGGCGCTTTCGGGTGTGATAGTTATGACATATCAGGGACAGTTGATGGCAAAGGGTCTAAGGGAGCATTGCATGGGCTAACTAAGTTTAGTATGGAAAATGCCCCACCAAATTCATTTTTTTTAGAATACATTGCAAGACCTCAAACTTCTGAAATGTTTTTTGAAGATGTGCTTATGGCTTGTGTATTTTATGGAATGCCCATATTGGCTGAAAATAACAAACCTAGGTTGTTGTACTACTTTAAAAGAAGAGGATACAGAGGCTACTCAATGAATAGACCAGATAAGATATGGAATAAGTTATCGGTAGCCGAAAAAGAAATAGGCGGAATTCCAAACTCAAGTGAGGATATTAAACAAGCCCACGCAGCCGCTATAGAGGCTTATATAGATAAATATGTAGGCTTAAAAGCAGATGGGCAATATGGGGACATGTATTTTAACACCACCCTAAACGATTGGGCAAAATTTGATATAAATAAAAGAACAAAGTTTGATGCGGCTATAAGTTCAGGGCTTGCTATAATGGCTTGTAATAGACATTTATATAGACCAGTTGCTCCTGTTCAAAAACAAAAGTTAAATTTAAATATTGCTAAATATAAAAATAGCGGTACAATATCGAAAATAATAAAATAACGTATGGCTGAGTCAGTTGTAAAAAGTTTTTTTCCTAGCCAAGTTGCTAGTGACGAAGAAAAAATGTCATCAGAGTATGGCCTTCGGGTAGGTAGAGCTATTCAGGACGAGTGGTTTAAATCAGACTCCGGCACTTCGAGATATAGAAGCAATCAAAATACATTCCATAATTTAAGGCTATATGCTAGAGGTGAACAACCAATACAAAAGTATAAAGATGAATTATCAATAAACGGTGATCTATCTTATTTAAATTTAGATTGGAAACCCGTTCCTATTATATCAAAGTTTGTTGATATATTAGTTAACGGTATAGCTGAAAGAGCTTTTGATATAAAGGCATATTCACAAGATCCTTACGGGGTGAGCAAACGAACAGCTTACATGGAATCTATCATACGTGATATGCAAACGAAAGAGCTAAATGAATTTGCGGAAGCTGAATTTGGTATTAATCTTTTTGAAAATGATCCAGAGCTTTTACCTGACAGCCAGGAGGAGTTAGAGCTGCATATGCAACTGACATATAAGCAAGCTGTTGAATTAGCGGAAGAGCAGGCAATACAAACTTTGTTAAACGGTAATAATTATGATTTAACAAAGAAAAGAGTTATATACGACCTATCTGTTATAGGTATTGGAGCTGTAAAAAATAGATTTAGCAAATCCGAGGGTGTCGTTGTTGATTATGTTGACCCCGCTAATTTAGTTTATTCGTACACTGAATCACCGTATTTTGATGATATATACTATTGCGGTGAAGTTAAAAGCATACCTTTAAATGAATTAAAAAAGCAATTTCCTGATTTAACGCAAGAAGATCTTGAGCAAATATCCAAGCAAGGCTTTCAAAATAACGGCTTTTACGATAGAACAATAAGAAATTACGATCAGTCTGATAGCAATACGGTACAAGTATTGTACTTTAATTTTAAAACTTACATGAACGAAGTTTACAAAGTTAAAGAAACAGCTACAGGCGCAAGTAAAATACTTGTTAGAGATGATCAATTTGATCCACCCATAGAGGAGCTTGAAAAGAATTTTGGTAAGTTATCTAGATCTTTAGAAGTTTTATATGAGGGCGTTTTAGTTTTAGGCACTAATTATTTGCTTAAATGGGATATGGCAAAAAATATGATGCGACCAAAAAGCGATCATACTAAGGTGCTTATGAACTACAGCATTGTAGCTCCAAGAATGTATAAAGGTAAAAT